TTTAGAATCTGTGTCTTGACTAAAACCACCCTCAGCTATATTCTTAATGTTGTATACTATTTCTTTTAACGTAGCCATATTGCAAAGTTAATTAAATTAAATGAAAATAGGCTTCATCACTAATAGTGAATCCACCTACTTTCGAACAAGGAGAAACAAAAAGAGCCTCTTTAATATTATTCACTTCGTTTCTCTTCAATAGAATTTACTTGATAAAGAGGACTTTCTATGTTTGCCGTCATCATTCTTACAGCTTTTTTAACTATAGACTCAGCAGCTTCTGGCCCACAACCCCAATTTGTTACACCTGTAGCTGAATCGTCAAATCCTTTTGGGCCATATCTTAAAGAACCCGCTCCTAATTGTATATCTGATGTTCCTGGATTTTCATGAGCTTCATTAAAAGATCCGCCAGCAACATTAGACAATATAGGATATTTAAAATAATTCAAATAATAAGATGATGAAGTTGGACTACCACTAACCAAAACCTCTTGGCTACTTATAGTAGAGCCAGCACCTCCATTTGTTATAGTAACAGAGCTAACAGCACCAGCAGTTAAAACTGCTGTTAAATCAGCAGTAGTAGTCGCAGTGTTATCTAAAACAGTTATTGTAGGAGCTGTTGTATATCCTGACCCTGCTTTAGATATAGTTACAGAATTTATGATTCCGCTTGATCTTGAAACTGTAATTCTTGCGTCATTATTTGATAAATCGCTGTTAGGATGAACTTGTATTCTAGTTCCATCCATATTGTATCTTCTATGAGTTGATGTTGGCTTATTAAAAGGATCGCTAACATTGTCATTTACAACGCCAGGAGGAGCTGGATTAACACTTTCCCAAGAAGCGCTTGAACTTGTTCTTACTCTTAAATCAATAATACTATATAAAGGATAAGATAATCCTACATATGTATTATAAGGGTAAGGAGTAGTGTTAGAAGTGTTATTATGCACTCTTATACTACCGCTACTATCTTTAAAAGTTTTTATCTCTGACACAATATATTTAGCCGCCTCATGATGATCTTGACTTGGATTGTTTCCGTAATCTGAAACTACATTTTCATACCATTCCATAATAGCCATAGTAAGAAACTTATCCTTTTCTGCTGTTGTAAAATATGCTTGATCTGCTTTATCTAACAGCAAGTCTATCAAATCATGTGCTTCTTGAAATGTCATTAAGCTTTAACTTTTTTAGATTTTGGTTTAACATCTACTTTTACGTTGCCTCTTAATTCTTGTTTCATCAATGCATAGACATCAGCGTTTTCTTTTAACCATGTCATTACAGCTTCTTCTGTAAGACCTAATGTTACTCTATTGTGCTTGTAAACACCGTTATCTCTTACAATAATCTTTTTATCTAAAGCTTTTTTAATAAATATCATTTCATCTTTTTCAGGATGATGATAAAACTCTAAAAACTTTTGTGGAATTGTATTAGCCATTTTAATAAGTCTAGCTTTAATTACATCCTCGTCTGCATCTAACGGTATACCTACAAGTCTGGCAAAGTCATTAGTTTCTACAATACCCATTTTAGAAGCTACTAATATAGCGTCAGCAGAAGTTAATAGAGTTTGAACTTCTTGCTCTTCTTCTACTTTTAAATCATGTAAATGAAAAGAATCTTTTAATGGATGATTTCTTAAAAAATCTACTATTTTTTTATCGTGTTCATCACTATAATCAAACTCTATTGCTGGCTGTGTAATTTTATACTCACCAGGAGTTTCTCCGTTAATATCTTCATATTTAACGTATCTACCTTTACTATCTTTATAATCTGATAAAGTTAAGGTGTTAAAAATCTTTGGATTTTTTGCTAAAAATTGTACTCTGTGTTTCATAATAAATTAAAAATTTTGTTAATACCTGTTCTAAAATGAGGGAAGAATTAACCTCCCCCAAATTAGTGTGTAAATATTACAGTCCAGTTGCACTGAAGATACCACAAGAAAGTGGGTTTCTTACAATGATTCCTGATTCTGACATTACGTGACATTCAAAAGCATCATCGCCATTAGCAGCCATCATACCTTTGTAGTCATAAGGATTAACCATACCTGGTACATACTTACGAATATAGTTTCTATTATAACCTTCTGCACCTTTAGCAACTAACTCAATGTTTGAGCCATCACCTTGCGTAGAAAAGTCTAAGAATACCATTTTACCGCCTTCATTTGCGTCAGCATGTAAATTTGGGTCATCAAATACTGGGCAGTGTGCCAAAGTAATTTTGTTACCTAAAGCGTTGTAAGAAGTGAAGTTAACACCTAATTCAACATCTTGACCAGCGCTAGCATCAAATACTTGTGCGCCACCAGCTCCTGAAGAAGTTAATAAATCCTTCATAGCTCTGTGGAACTGCTTACGACCTTCTGTACCTGTCATAACAACGTACTCCATACCTTCAGCAGTAGCAGCGTTTTTAGAAAGGTCAGCCATATAGTCTACAATTTTTTCTTCTGTAAGACCAGTGCTTGCGTTATAAGAACCATCGTTAGAACCTGCTATTTGAGCTAATAGACCATTACCAGTTTGTACTACAGCAGCATCAGCATCAGTTAATGTAGAAGCCGTATTCTCACCTGGAGCGCCTACAGTACCACCTAAACCAGCAGAAGCTTGACCATACCATCTCTGTAGTTCTAATTGATACATAAACTCTTGAATCATCAATTCTTCAGCAGTAAAGTACCAAAGAGCTTGACCATTATTTTCAATCCATGTAACATCAGATAACTGAGAACCTGTAACTTTTTTCTTCTTACGAGAAATAGTTAACCAGTTTTTGTAAGTATCAGGATATACAGAGTTTTGACCTACTGTAGAACCTAAAGAAGCTTCGCCAAACGCAGAAGCAATAGTACCACAAATAGTACCAGCAAAAATATCAGAACCGTTAACATCACCAGAGATAAGTCTAAACTTAACTACTTTGTATCCGTCACCAGCAGTAATACCAGTACCAGACTCATCACCTGAGTCAATAACAGCAAGAACAAGAGCAGTTGCTCCGCCTTTAAATCTTACAACATCGTTTCTGTTACAAAGAACATAATGTCCATTTGTAGCATTGTCTTTAAATGTTGCGTAAAACACTTCGTTAGCTGTATCTGCAACATCCTGAGTGTCGTTAGTAGCTGCTGTATAAGCGTTAGCATCATCTAAATCAAAAAAACCGTGACCTACTAAAGGCTTGTTTGTACGACCTAATACTTTCCACTCGTAAGAGTTATCTGCTAATACTTTAGCGTTTGAGAAACGGCCAGCACGCTCCAATAAATATGTTAAAGAATAACGTTGGTGCTGACGAACCAATGTCTTTGAAATTTCGGGATACTTTAAAAGATTATCTACAAGAGAGTTGCTTCGTTCAGTATTCACCCCATAACTACCACTAAAAGTTTTCATAGTAAATGAATTTAAAATTATTATTAATTATTATTATCTCTTGCATGAATTACTTTCAAATCTGCTTGTTAGTTAGACTTTGTCTTGCACTAAGCTTCATTTCAGTCAGACTCCATACTTATCTGACTATGATTTCGAAAACTGTGATGGGTCAAATGCCTTTGACTGCACAGGTCTCGGTTTAGAAGTCCTTCCTAAATCTGGAGATGTAATGTTGTCTAGGATTTGAGACTTACCATCTTCATATCCTTTTTTAGACTGTAGCGACATAACACGTTCTTTGAACAATTTAAACATCGCCTGTTCAAACACCTCTTCATGCGAAGAACTTAAATCTTTATAAAAATCACCACTAGTGATGTATTTATATACTTCTTTCTTTTGTTCCTTGCCTAAGTTGTATCCATAAAATTCTTTTCTTTCTTTTATGGTTTTTTGCAAAGCTATTTTGTTTTCTTCTATTTGCTTTGCTTTTTGTTCTTCAGCTATTTTAGCTTCTTCTTTAGCTTTTGCCTCTGTATCAACCACATGCTTTCTTATATCGTTTCTTACTTTTAAAGCTTCGTACTTTAACGTACCAGCATCTTCAAGTCTGTCAATATAGTCTTCTACTTCAGCATCAGCAAATCCTCTTGCCTTTAATTCTTCAACCATTAAACCTTTGTCATCTAATTTTAACAGATCGTTCATTTGGTCAAATTGATTTAAAGTAGCATCTTTTTGCTCATCTTCTTTTTTACTTTCCGCAGCTTTTAAAGCTTCTTGGATTTCTTCTTTAGTACTTTTTCCATCAAGTCCAAGCTGCGCTGCAATTCTTGACCAGTTAACCTCATCTCTTCCCGCTTCATTAGAATCTGTCGCAAGCGCTGCCTCGTCTTCAAATGACCAATCATCTTCTTGGGCTTCTTCTTTAACTTCAGTTGTATCAGTATTTTCGACAACATTTTCATCTGTTTCTTCTTTAGGCATTAATCCCTCTGTGAAAGATATAGGATTAAACTTACTTTCTTCCGCAGGTGTATTATCAGTATTACTATCTACCAAAGCTGTTTTATTTTCTTCCATAATATAATTTTTTTTGTTACTCCTATTTGCAAATATACAACTTATCCAAGTAATTCATCTAAACTTTTTTGATTTGGACTTGGTGTTGGTTGTTGTGGTGCGCCAGTTTCTTCGATACCAGACTCTTTCATTCTAACCTTTTCTTTCATGTCTGCTATGTCTCTTTCGCCGTCGTCTCTTATGTCTGCTATTTGTTTTTTAGCATCTGTTTCTATGTTAGCTACAGCAATCTTACCATCTACTCTAACTTGCTCTAACTCTATATTTCTAGCGTGTTCAGCCTGTTTAGCAGCTTCTTGAGCCTGTGCTTGCGCTTGCATCATTTGCTGTTGTTGCTGTTGTTGTTGCTTCATAACATTCATAGCTCTTTCTAAAGTATGCTCTGCTTCTGTAGCTGTGTCTGCTTTTAAAACCTTTAAAACTTCCAATAAACCTGCTTGACCAGACTGCATAGCAGCTTGAGCAATTTGATTTATAAGCATTTTATTGTTTTGTTCTTTACCTGTATCGCCTAAAAACAAACCATAATCATTAAGGTGTATTTCACCAGGCATAACATTTAAAACTTTGTATGCACCGTCACCAAGTATAGTAGATGCTTTATATCCAGACTTCCATGCTACTTTCATTAAGTTAGCAGCTTTTTCAAGTGTTCTTTTCTTGACTTCATTATGCATAAAAAACCAAGTCTCTGTAGTCAAAGCAGACTGCTGTACAGACCTTTGAACATTACCTACATATTCACTTGTATTAATAGCACCCTGTCTTTGTCTGGTAATACCTGATATTTGACCAGCTGTTTCTTCTAGCATTAATTTTAAATTAAACAACTGTGAAACAGATTGAGATAAAGTAAAGTCTACTTGCTGAAATTGATTGAATGTTGCAACCTGATTACCTTCGTCTTTTGAATTAATAGGTATAATACCATCGTTTTTAAGATGATACATAATGTCTTGTATATCCATGCCTATGTTAGTAGGTAACTGCGATACATCATATACTACAGCTTTACCACCTGAACGCGCCATTGCAAGTTCTATATGATACATAGTAATGTTGTACAGCATTTGAATATTATGTAGTAAGTCTACAAGTGACTGCGGTCTGCCTGTACTATTGTTTCTAATTACACCAACATAAGATAATGGTGTTGAAGCATAATCGTCTACAGAACGCACTTGATTTGGTCTACGTCTACAATTAACTAATACTTGTCCACCAACTTTAGTACCCTCCCAAATATCATCTATGTATCTAGTTTCTATAGTATCTCCTTTCTTTTTCTTATAATTATCAGGAACTACTTTTTTAAACGGTCTAGATGGATCATATTTGTTTTCTGACACTTTAAATCTTATAGGCTTTATAGATTTCCATTCACAAGTTACAACCCTTATTCTTGTCCCAGTAACATCATTCCAGTCTAGCCACTCAAAGTCTTGATTGTATACTTCAGCAGCTTTTAGTGAATTAACACGCGCCATTTCTTCTATAAGGTTTACTTGTTCTTTGTTTAGTACCTCATAGTATTCGTCTAGTACTTCATTTACAGAAAGCCATCTTTCTTCACCAACCCACTGAGCATCATCTAAAAAATCTGACTCTGAGGTAGTATCATATATCATATTTCTAGGATCAATACGTCTAATAAATGGATCACCGTTTTTAATGTAAACTTTGTAAAATTCTTTAGATGTTACAAGTAAATCTCTAAAACCTGTTTTAAATAAATCTTTAAGATTGTATTTATTAATAATATAATCTAAACCATCTTCTACAACCTCTTCTATAGCCTCTTTAAATGTATACATCATGTATTGTTCTACATCATCTGGCATTGGAACGTTGTC